TGTTTTGAATCTTGTCCTTGTGTGAGGGAAATAACTTCCTCATGTGGTCTACTTTTTGTTGTGCGGATAACGGATTCTTTTTGTGATCCTGACTACGGGATGGGTAGATTCTATAGTTTCCCGAGTCCCCTCCGTGCGACTTGACAGCATCAAGTAACTTGCCATGGCCAGCGTGAGGAGGATTAAAGCGACCAAAAGTAATAGCAACATGCTTGTCCTCTAGGTTACCAGAAGTCTTCTGACCTTTTTGACTTGTCGTGGGTTTCTTAGGTTTGTTTTGTTGAGACGCACTCTTGGTTGCCTCAGTTATAAATTCTAAAAAATTCATTTACCCCAATCTTTTGCGACGGTGAAGTTTGCTCTAGAAAATTCTAATCTATCGACCAGTTTAAGTGCATTGCCATCTTTAATAGCAACGAAACCTTCTGGACTGGTTACCTTGTAACCATTTTCATCTTCTAAGAAAGTGCCGACACCTTCTATCTTCTTCAGTTTATTTATGATTTGCTCTTTAGCAGTCATAAGGTCTTTGAAACCGCTAAGTGCGGAATACATAACAGACTTATTACTATTTAGATAAGCAAGAGCCTTATCAGCTCTATCAGACCAGTCTTTCTGTGCCTTAGCAGTCTTTTTCTTAGCAATTTCTGCCTTAAAACGTGCATCTACAAAGGAAATATACCCCTTTGCCATAGAAGTTGAGTTGTTTGGTATCTTTCCTGAGCGTATTACTTGGTTGAAATACATTTTAAACAATGCGTTGTAAGCAAAAGACCCTGTCTCCTTGTTGATAGTGCTAAGAAACTTACGTCCACCACTGAGGTTACGTTTAGCAGATGCTATGGTTAAGTTTATCTTAGACAACTCTGCAGGAGATAGGTTTGCCATACCATTTACATTAGTAAACTCTGAGGAGAATACTGCCACACTGTCTACACCTTGTAATGGTTTGACATTGACACCAAACCCTGCTGACATTGCACCTATACTTGACCCACTGTATTTTGTATGAAATACAATTCCTATTTCACTCTTCGCTATCTTCCTACCCATCTCAGAGTCTACTTCGACACAGTATGTGATAGTATTTGGTTTAAAAACATAACACCTCTTTCCATTCATAGAAGCAATCTTAGGTCTCTGCTCATACAAAAGGTCTCCCTGTATGACACCATCAATAGGTAGTCTCATCAAATGTTTTAGACACTTCTTAAGTATCTTATTAAGTCCACTGTCAGGGTAGTGCTCGTCTATGAAACCATCAGTGTAACAAATCTTAGGTGTAGACTTATTGAATACTGACTTGTTACCTACAAAAAACTCTCCTGTCTCAGGGTCTGTGCCACAAACTATAGCAGGAGCACCGTCCCACTTAACTGTGACCTTCATGTTACTACCACCCTTACCTGTGGTCAACATGTCTCGTAGACCTACAAGAAAATTAATGCTATTAGTAGCACCATTATAACCAGAGTTAAATATGTCATCTTCTAAATGCTCTAGGTGGGTATTCTTTGCCATGACTATATTATACTATACTGTAGGGCGAGTGGGTAGGTTAGTGGACACTTATTTAACTGGTTACAAGAAGGACGCATCTACGTCTAGATTCATAGGACTTGGTCTGAGTCTACTAATCTTAAGTGCCATCAAGAATGACCATCGACCTTTAGATGCTGAGTTAGTTTTGATACGAATTCTGATGCTGCTGTCAGCACAAGACTCAGAGAAGCGAGGGCATCCATATTTCTCAGGGTCTTTACCCATATAATATAGACCCTTTCCCTTTACCTGTATGTAATACGTATCCTTTGAGTTATAATATTTCTCAACCTCACGAGCAGGTCCTAAACCTTGTCCTAAAAATTTGTCTGGGAATCTTTTTAAATCTAGTTTCCTAGACTTATCTCTCTCCTTGAAAGTTGCGTTTGGTGGAAGGACAAACTTAGCAGGCATATTCTTCTGAGGTTTCCAATGGTCATTTGCTTGTCTGATAATGCCATAGGACTCAGCAATACCTATCATGGTCTGTGCTGCTTCTTTCTTTGCTGTTGATTTAGTCTTGTCAATATAAAACTCTTTACGAGTGGTATCGAAATCAAAATTCATCTGAGCAAAGTCAGCAGATAATTTTTCTTTCAATTCAAACTTTACTATGTTAGCTCCCTTTGTTAACTCAAGGTCAGCCTTAGAAGAGTCAGCACCCGCAGGGTCAGACACAGTAAATCCTTGATTCCTTAGAGATTTAATGAGACTACTCTCGTATAAGAATCCTGCGTTGCTTTTACCAATAGGTATTGCACCTACACCTTCTCCATCAAAGAGGGGCTCAGTGTCTTGTTTTCTTGCCATGCAAGTATTTAGTCTGTCTTTATCGCTATATTTCCTGATATAGAAATCCTTTCATCATCACAATTATAAAATGGATATACACCATGCATTAATTTAGATGGGAAGAATAATATAGTGCCGTTTGATTCTTTACTTAGTTGATACTTATATGTTGTTATCTCTCCTAGTATGTTGGGATACATAAACTCAAAATTAGATGCAGAGCCACCATCATTTGCTTCGGTAGTTGCATACTGCTCTGCATAATCTGTAGGTATGTCTAACCATATGACAAAACTATACACACCAAAATGATTGTGGAAAGGATTGAAGTCATACTTTCTCATCCTATTGACCCAGAAACTTTCCAAGCACATCTGATGCTGTCCTGTAGTAGGTATCTTATCTCCTTGATTACCAAACTTAAATGCGTAATGACTACAGTATTGTATTAATGTCCTATCAAAAAATTGATTCTTCTTATCCTTTAAATATAAACTCTCATGTAGATGTCCTACCAAATTAGGTTTGGCATTTACATTTGCCTCAAGAATATAATTCCAAAGAAGTTTTATCTCCTTTGGACTTAGTTTATCTTCTAGCCATCCTAAGTTAGAGGGGACTATATACTGCACTAGATATCACCAGGTGCTCTATTCTCTGAGTAATTAGTTTCAAACATACCGCCTGGATAACGTGCTGCTAGTTTAAGTGTATTGATATAAATTACCTCATCAAACCTCACACCTAATGCTAGACATGCCTGTGCAACATACCACATAATATCACCCAACTCTTTAGTCAAGTGCTCTTTGTTTGCTGCATTGAAATCCTTTCCTTGAAACTTTAGTTTCTTTACAATCTCCATAAACTCTCCTGCTTCAGCAGACATACCTGATGCAGCAGTGTCAAGACGTTGGATGTTACATCCTTGTGATTTCAACTCAGCATATCTTTCCATCAATGCTTGGAAGTCTTTACTAGGGTCTGATGTTACTCTGTCAACAAACTCAGTATACTTATCTAAGTCTACCTCAAATTTCTTAGGACCTTCCTTCTCTGCTTTCTTCTTCTCTTCTAGTTTCTTATCTAACTTCTTCTTAGACTTAGGTGCACTACCCATCTTCTTACCCATTTCTTCGGGTGTCTTGGGAGTTTCTGCCTCAGTTGCTTTTACTTTCTCTTGTGCTTCGTCTACTTTATCTCTAGCAGCACTATTGATACGCTCTGCAGCAGCATCTTGGTCACCCTTTTTAGGGTCAAATTGGTTAGTAAAATCAGCCATTAAATTTTAAATCCGTCAAATGATTTTTTAGTATCTGTAAATGTTTGAGGAGTATCTCCTGCATCTATGATGTTATCTTGAGCACCCTGCTCACAATCATACAACCTCATCTTCTGTCTGTCAATACCTAAGACAAACCTCTTGTATACAGTGGGGTCATTGTATCTATTCTTCAACTGCTTGACCATAATTTGATTCAACTCTTCCATATCTTCTGTAGATATGAGAGCAAACATCAAGTCAGCAGTAGCAGGAAGACCAAAAGATTCACTGGTGTCAGTAATCTCTACGTTAGAGTTACCATAACCAGACCTAGTAGTCTGTGTAGCAGACAAGATAGGCACATTATATTCTCCTGCTAGTCCACGTAACTCTTCAGCGATTGCTTTTACATATGTGTATGAGTTTACGATAGTGCCTTTGTATCTACTACTAGCACATATGTTTAGGTAGTCTACGAATATAATCTCAGGATGAAATCCTTTCTTCAATGACAACTCATTTAAAAGTGCTTTGAAATGACCCACATGTGCAGAAGCAGTAGGGTATTCTTTGATAACAAGTTTACCCTGTGTCTTTTTCTTCAACACATCTATCTTAGCACGATACTTTTGCTTTGTCAGTAAGGGGTCTT